TACCGCCGCCGCTGGTGGTACGGAACCGACCGAGGAGAACCGCAAGCGGACGCAGGCGATCCAACAGATGGCCCGTGCCGCCGGCCTTTCCTCCGATTACGCGCTGGCGCTGGTCGGAACCAATCTTACCGTGGAGCAGTGCAGTACCGCAATCATGCGACGACTGGCCAAGCGGAGCCAGGATAGCGGCGTAAACGGCAATCACAGCGTGCGTGTGACCGGTTTGGATGCCGGTACCAAGAAGCGTATAGCCGTGGAGAACGCGCTGCTGCACCGCATCTATCCGTCCAAGTTCTCATTGGATGCCGGCGCCCGCGAGTTCCGTGGCATGACCATGGTAGAGATCGGCCGTGAACTGTTGTCCGAGCGCGGCATTAGCACCCGAGGCATGGACCGTTCCGAGGTGGCCAAGACGTTTTTCAGCCGTGCGCACAGCACCAGCGATTTCCCGCTGTTGTTCGAGGGCGTGATCAACAAGATGCTGCGGGCGCAGTATGAGTTCGCGCCGGAGTTTTGGGACAAAATCGCCCGTCAGACCAGCGTGGACGATTTCCGCGCCCGTGGTCTCTATTCGGCCGGTGTCGTCAACGGCATGAAGAAGATCCCCGAGGGTGGCGAAATTAAGTACACCACGCTTAAGGAGAGCAAGGAGACGATCCGCGTCGAGACGTTCGGCGAGGGTATCAGCTACACGCGCCAGGCGTTCATCAATGACGACCTGGGTGTATTCTCGATTATCCCGTCGGCATTTGTCCGCCACTGGGATATGCTCCGTGGGAACCTCGTGTGGGGACTGCTGACGGACAACGTGAAGATGTCCGACGGCAAGGGAATTTTCGACACGACCCATGGTAACCTCCTCTCGGGCACCAGCAGCGCATTGAGCGAAACGAGTCTTGCGGCGGCCAAGACGGCGATGATGAAGCAGAAAGACATCGCGGGTCAGATCATCCGCATGGTTCCGCGCTACCTCGTTGTGTCGCCGGAGAACGAGATGATGGCCAAAAAGCTGATCACCGCCACGACCCCCACCAAGTCGGCAGACGTGAACGTCTTCGCCGGCGCGTTCGACGTGATCGTTGAGCCGCGATTGACCGACCCGGCGGCTTGGTATCTGATGGCCGACCCGTATGCGGTGGACAGTCTCTATTACGCATATCTGGAGGGCAACGAGGGTCTGCGTGTGGACAGTACAGAGGAGTTCAAAACCGACTCCATGGACTATGCCGTCCGTGGCGATTTCGGCGCCGCCGCAATCGACTACCGTGGCATCGTGAAAGCAGCGGGAAAATAGCGTAACGGCAAACATCCCGCATGGGGCGGGGCTTACCATACCCGCCCCATCTTTTAAGCGAAAATTAAAACTTCAAAACAATGAAAAACTTCATTCAGGATGGTAAGACCATCGAATATAAAGTCGCCGACACCGCGATCAAAAGCGGCGAGGTGCGCGTAATTGGGGATTTGGCCGGTGTCGCCGTTACCGACGGTGCCGTAGACGAGACCGTCGTGTTGAACGTCACGGGCGTGTACGAGTTGGCCAAAGGTTCCGGCGCGATCACACAGGGCCAAAAGGTGTATGCTGCCGCAGACGGTTCTGGCATCGTGGCGACCGCTACCGACAACAAGCCGGTGGGCATAGCTTGGGAGGCCGCAGCAGCGGCAGACACCACGGTGCTGGTCAAGTTGAACGTATAACCTCCGAGCGTATGGACAACCGATTTGACAGGATGGCCAAAATGGCGTCTTCGACCATTTCCAACCTTATGGGCGAACCCGCTGTTTGGCTATCCTCAAATCGGGGAAACATCCCCGGGCGGGCGCTGTTCAAAGACCCAAGCGAACCCACGCAGATCGGAGACTCCGAAGGCTACGAATACCGGCCGAGCACGGCAACCGCAGAGTATTACGAAGATAATTTCGTCGGGATGAAGCAAGCCGTGGACGCCGAGACGACCGAATACCTCGAAATCCGAGGGAAGCGGTATTTGGTCACAGCGGTGGAGACCAAATTTGACGGGAAAACCTACGTGGCGCATTTGACGCCGCACGACGAAAGCGAAGAATAGACCATGGAACAACTGACAACCAAGGCAGATCCCAGCATGTCCCCCTATGAAAAATATGAGGACGAACTGGTTGCGCTGTTGCAGATGCCGGGTGTCGATGTCAAGCCGTTGCCAAAAGTCGAGGCGCTGGAGTTGCCGCGTCAGACGGAGAGACCGCAGATTTTCGTGCTGGTCAATGGTACGGAGTTCGCCGAGCGCGAGGAGTTGGCCGTCGTGGCCCAACTGGGAACCGTTCAATGCGAGCTATTCATCCGCGCAAAGAACCGGCGGGGAAAACTGGGGCTTTTCGACGTCTATGAGGCCGCGAAATCCCGCCTGCTGGGCTATCGGATGCAGGGCGCGAAAACGCCCATTTACTTTAACTCTTTCGGCTATGTATCGGGCCTACATAACTATTGGCAGTATGCGCTCACGTTTTCGTTTGCCGCGTATTCTGTCGAGGTAGACCGGCCCGATGACATCCCGACGATCAGACAAATCGAAAACGAATTTACCCAAAAATGAAAAAGTATGAGGTAGTGAGTCCTTACGTTGTATTCAGCGTCAAGGATGGTGCGGCCCGCAAGGAGTACGCGCTGAAAAAAGGCGATACCGTCGAGTTGCCGGAAAATGACATCGCGGTTCGCGCTATGGTCGCCCGCCGACAAATCAAAGAGGTTGCGGAGACGACTGCCGAGCCGGCTGTCGGTAAAAAGAAATAGTCGGACATTACAAACAGCCGGTAACGGCATAACAATTTTATGACATGGCAGATTTTTTACATGGTATAGAGCACGTCAACGTCGCCAGTGACGTGGTGCCCGTGAACGACATCGTTACGGCGGTTATCGGGCTGGTGGGTACGGCGGATAAGGGCGACACCAATGTCCTCACGTTGTGCAAGAGCGCGGCAGACGATGCCGCATTTGGCACACAAGGAACCATTCCCGAAGCGCTTAAAGCGATCCGCATGCAAGACAGCACCGCCGGCAGCGCCTTGGTGTTCGTCGTCAAGGTAAAGGACGCCACCGCCGAAATCACCGGTGCCGACATCGTGGGCACGATTTCCGAGACGGGCGAGCGAACGGGTCTCAAATTGTTTGAAACCGCAGGAAACAAATACGGCTTCGAGCCGATGATCTACATTGCACCGCGATATTCGGCGCTGGATGCGGTAAAACAGGAGTTGGCTGTCATTACCGAGAAAACCGAGGCGATGGCATACATCGACACGCCCGACGGATGGGGCTTCAACCAGGCCATCGAATCGCGCGGTGCGTCGGGTGATTTTGCCACGCTCAAAGCGGGGCAGAAACTCCTTTTTCCTCACGTCCTTATTCCCAACCCGGAGTACAATCCGGACGCCGAGGAGCCTGGGGAAAGATACCTCACGATGCCGGTGTCGGCCTATGCGGCGGGATTGCGGGCCAAGGTCGATTTGACCGAGGGCTGGCATGTGTCATCCTCTAACCACGCCTACACGGGGATCGAGGGTACCGACGTACCCATCACGTTCGCGCTCTCGGATAAAACGTGTGAGGCCAACCTGCTGAACGCACAAGGCATCACGACGGTTGTCAACATGTACGGCAACGGTATCGTGGAATGGGGCAACTACACCGCTGCGTTCCCCGGCACTACCACCCCCGAGGCGTTCGAGTGTGTCCGCCGATCGCTGATGATCATGAAGCGATCGATCACGATGGCCAGCGCCGCGTTTATCGACGTCAAGCAGGTGAAGCAGGCCGACATTGACCTGGTTCGCAACACCGTGAACCAGTACTACAACCGGCTGATGGCGGAGGGAAAGATCGTTTACGGTCAGTGCTTTTTCGACCCTGCGAAAAATCCCGTCACCGAGCTGGCGCAGGGCCACGTCACGTTTTCCAACGAGTGGACGCCCGCCGTGCCCATGCAGCGCATGACGTTCGACCACAAAATCGACCTTAACAAACTCTCAACCATCGAATAGCCATGAATATCGCAAAAGTTTACGACGCAAACGTCTATGTGAACAATGCCAGCAAACACGGGCTGGCGTCGGAGATCACCGCCCCGACCATCACGGCCCTTATGACCGACTACAAGGCGATGGGCATGATCGGTTCGGCCGAGTTTTTCAACGGGTTTGACAAACTCGAAACGACGATCAAATGGACGTACCCGGACAACGACGCACAGAAGGCGTTCGGGAATTTCCTCAAACCCGTGGATCTGATGATCCGATCCAGCAAAGCGGAGTATGACAACACCGGCATCACAGACGAAAAGCCCATCGTGATGTACATACGTGGGTACTCCAAGACGCTCCCGGGAGGATCGTTCAAGGCCAAGGAGGACACCGAACTGGAATCTACCGTGGCCGTCCAGTACTACAAGCTGGAGATCGACGGCGAGGAGATCGTCGAGATCGACGTAATTAACAACATCTACAAAGTAGGCGGCGAGGACTTGCTGGCCGAACGTAGGCAAAACCTTGGATTGTAATGGGCCAGCAAGCACTGAATCGTAAGCCGGATTTATCAGTCCGGCGGACGCTCCAGCTCGACGCCAACACCGAGATCGCCGAGATCGGCATCACGGTCCGCAAGCAGATGGAGCTGACCAACAACAAGAGCCTCACAGATGCCGAACGCGGCATGCACCTGATGGCCTCCAAAATTCTCGTGAACGGTCAGCCGATCGTTTACGACGATCTGATGGATGGCTTTACCACCGAGGAGTTGGAAAAGATCACCGAGTTCCTTTTCCCCGATGCAAAAAAAGAGGTTGAGGGGGCCAACTCAAAAAACGAGTAAGGACCGCTGCCGGTGCGATGGCGCTAATTAGACAAATTCCATACTCGGACATTGTTTTTTTAGCCCATTTTACCGGCGGCGGAATCGACGGCGTGCTCGATCTGATCGTGGAGGATTATTTCTCCTACTTGGACGCCGCCGTCGAGATTTACGAAAAGGAGATCACAACACCCCGCCGGGTGGTACTGTCCGGCATTGAAAAGCGATAACGACACATGGCAAACAACACTCTGAAATTAGCGTTCATTTTGTCTGCAACGGATAAAATGAGCCGCATTATAGACGAGGCCGTCAAAAAATCGACGGACAAACTTTCTGCATTCGAGCGTACCACAAGCAAAATAGGTCGCTCAATGACGAAAGCAGGAACCGTCATGCTGGGCGCGAGCGCAGCCGTCGGAGGTAGTATTTTGGCCGTTGGAAAATCGACAGCCGATTACGCCGGTGATATGTACGATATGGCCCGGGGAGCCGGGATCGGTGTAGAGGCATTCCAAAAACTTGCGTATGCCGGTAGGATGTCAGGGGTCGAAACTGAAAAATTGTCCGCGTCGTTAGTGAAGTTCGACAGAATGGTCGCCGAAGCTACCGGCGGAAATAAGACGTACATGCAGACGTTCGAGGATCTCGGTATCAAAATCAAAGACAGTGCGGGTAATCTCCGCCAGCCGAACGAGATTTTCGAGGATGTAGCCGATATTTTTCATAATACCGAAGACGGCATCGGAAAGACCGCTTTGGCGGTTGAATTGTTCGGCAAGTCGGGTGCCGATCTGATCCCTATGCTGAACGATGGCAAGGCCGGTCTAAAAGCGTTTTACGCCGAAGCCGAGCGTTTGGGACTTGCGTTAAGTAACGAGATGATTGCCAAGGGCGACGCATTTAGCGACCAACTCGAAAATATCGGAGAGCAGGTCAAAGGCGTTAAGTTACAGTTAGGTGCAGCACTGATCCCCGCATTGTCGGCGGCAACCGAAAAAATATCAAAGGTTATCGATAAGATAACAAAATGGGTACAGGAAAATCCCGAACTGGCCGCCACAATCGGCAATATAGCGATGACCACGGGTAAATGGATCGCTATATTAGGCACGGCTGCCATTGCGATCGGTAGCGTTGCTTTTATTATTCTACAGTTCCGAAAAGCATTTCGAGCGATGTCGGATGCTGTAACAATAGGTATTTCAATATTCAAAAATATAAAAAATACCTTTCTTGTGGTTGATAAGGCCATGAAAGGATATACGAAAACTCAAAAACTGGCCACAGTTGCCACAAAGTTATTTAATAAAGCATTGAAAGCAAATCCTATCTTAACCATTATCTCATTGATTATTGCACTTGGGGCCGTTGTGTATTCTGTCATCAAGAATTGGGACAAAATTGCCGCGTGGTTCAAAAAGTTGTGGGACGCTATCGTCGGGATATTCAAAGCGGCGTGGGAAGCGATCAAAAAGGTGTGGAGCACTGTAACGGGCTGGTTCTCGAACTTGTGGGGCGGGATCAAGGCCGGTGCGGGGAAAGCCTGGGAGGGTATCAAAAATACCATCAACAAGGCCCGCGAGGGAGTGCAAAAGGCATGGGGATCAGTGAAAGGCTGGTTCTCTAACCTTTGGGGTAACGTCAAGAGCGGCATTTCGAACGCATGGGGCGGGATCAAAGACTGGTTCAGCAACCTGCAACCCGTCGAATGGATGCGCGGCGCGTGGGAGAATGTGGGGACGTTCTTCGAGAACCTCGGCCCCCGCTTTTATGAGTGGGGCAAAAACCTATTGCAAGGGCTTTGGAATGGAATAACCTCTATGGTCGATAAGATTGTCGAGGGAATGAAGAATATCGGCCGTAGGATTGCCAACGGCTTCAAGTCTATTCTCGGTATCAATTCCCCGTCCCGTTTGTTCGCCGAATATGGTCTGAATATCACGCAGGGGCTGGTCGTTGGCCTTGATCGAGGGGGTGCAATCGTCGAAAATGCTACCGAGGGCGTGGCCATGCAAGCGACCCGTGGAATCACGCAGTCGATGCAATCCAGCACGGTGAATACCTCGACCATTGTAGGCGGCGGGAATACCGGCCCGTCCATTACCTATGCCCCGCAGATCACATTCGCCGGATCGACTACGCGGGAGGCGCGGGACGAGTTCGGAAAAATGCTGAAGCAGCACGCGAACGAGATCATGGAACTGATTCGTAAATATGAAGAAAACAAGACACGTTTGTCCTTTGCGTAATAGCTGGCACCCATGTTTGCACAACTCGGAGATCACATATTTCAAGGGCTGAAAACTCCCGTATCGACCAGCGAGGCAGATGCCGTAAAATACGGCCAAATCCCTCGTGTCAATGACAAAGACGCCATCCAGCCGACTGGTGCCGAGCTGCGGGAGTTGAGCCTGACAATCACATATTCATCAGAATTTTGTGATCCGCAGGCCGAGATATATGCGTTGAAAGCGTCGATGCACGCTTTCGAGGTGCTGCCGTACATTACCGGAGACGGGCGAATTGTCGGGAGATTCGTTATTACGAGCTTGGACATCGCCAACCAGCAGTGCGCGGCGGATGGATGGGTGGAGCTGGCAACCGTCACCGTGAATTTGCTGGAGAGTCCCGGCGAAGAGGAAGCA